CTTTAAATGTCATTTCTTCACTATCTTGCTTTACTTCAATATTTAACCCAAAATTCTTAAACTCTTTTTTCTCACTCATCCGGTTTCGTTCCTCTCTAAATTCTTTTGATTTTTTTATTGCCCAGTCGATACCGCTTGTACCACCCCATAGCAACCAGGCTATTGTTCCAGCAGTCTGACCACCGTCAACCTCTCGTTTTTCCGGTTGATAATTTTTTCTATGTCTATTAAATGATGCCATTCTTTTTATAGTTGACTCACTTAATGACTTGCCATTTGACAAATCTCTAGCTCTTGCGACACCTACATCAGTACCTCCCCTACCCCATTTTTTACGCAATTCTAACCCACGCAAAGCATTATTCTGAGCACTTTTTGGGGGTATCGTGTCTATATCTGATAAAGCCTTTATATATTTATTCATATGTTAAAAAGCACCTGCAGTTAATAACATTTGATGCACTCCCACTACTATCCCCTGGATACATTAATTTCTCATCATTTACCAAAAAACTTTCATCCATATCAACTTTTTGCCCATCAGCTTTCCGATGACTAGAACGTGTTCGCTCATCTTCTGTAGTGTTCCAAACTTTTTTAAATTCAATATTTAACTCATTTGATATTGATTGCGTACTTTCAATACTTGCCCAGTTAGCCGACGAATGTACTTCTGTTCTGCTGATTAATTCAGCTCTACTTCTTGATATGCCAGCCTTTTCTTTAATGAATTTTGCTATTTCTTTACTTGACAAATTATCTTTAATACCCTCAGCAATAATATTTTGAACATCTTTTCTTGTAGTATCTGTTAACTGTACACTTAAATCAGCACCTTTTTTCAGTATATAATCTATAGAAAGTTCTTCAAAATCTTGTAAAGCGTCTTTTTTTTCATATATTATATTTCTTGATTTTTTGATAGAATTGAACTGTTTTTCACTAATAGACTCAATAGAATCGCTATATAATCTCATTAATATTTTTTGTAGTGATTTTTTATGATCTAATAAAATTGACTCACTAATGTAATTATTTAAATTATAACTATCAGCTAGTTTATTCATTGTTTTCTGTATTTCTCGTTTAAAAGATATTGTATACTTTGTTGAAATAATATCAATTAAGCGTAAAAACCTTCTTTGCTCTAATTGCCTTTGTCGCTTACTCTTCGATATCGTCATATATCAAACCTGCCATTTTCTCAGCCTGTTTTTTTTCATACCCCTTTTTTTGTAGTGATAAAATATAATCTGATTTATTTTCTACGTTATTATCAATATTTAAACCAATTTCAGATAAAGGTATTTTATTTAATTCAGTTAATAATTGATCTCCCCCTTCAATGGGCTCTAAACCGATCGATTTACGTTTTTCGTTTATCGTCATAAAGCTAACAGATTCAAGAGCAGTTATTTTTCTATTATTTTTTAACTGTATAGCTCCTACATTATTTTTGTCATAACTAAGTAATAAATCATCCCCATACCGAGGAACTAGCCAATTATTAAGCTCGTCTAATAAGTGAATTAAATTCGGTTCGATAGCCTGATCCCATAACAATTCGTATGCTTTTTCTAAATTTTCATACTTTGCCTGATCAGTATTAACTAAATCGTAAGGAACCCCATATGCAAATGCGATCATTTGACTGCTTGCCTTAATCCCATTAATAAAATCTAAATCACTCGGGCTAAGCCCAATTGGTGTAAATTTAACTCCACCACCTAAAATTGGTATTCCACCTGTATTATTCCCTCCTAAAATAGAGTCCTTAAATTTTTTTAGTTGCTGGTATTGCGAGGCGCTTAATTCTTGTTCAGCTTCAAGCACTCCTGAGACTTTCCCGCCGTTTTTAATAATATTATAATTCCATTTCTTACCCTCTGAAATTATATCAACATCAGGCGCACACGCTTTTAACGGGCTTGTTCCAAGTAGTTCATTTGTCGGTGAAAATTCTTTTAAGTGAAGAATATTCGATTTACCATTTAAATTAACATTAAATATAGTTTTATTCTCATTTAAACCGAAAATATATGAGGCCGGCAATCCGTCTTTACCTGGTTTTACAGTTACAAAATAAGGGTTGACTGAATATAAAAATAATGGTGGTTTTTCTTGATACTCATTTGAAGAGTCATTGTAAACTGATTCTATATATGCATTCCCAGTAATTAATTTCTGGGAAATAACATCCTGAATAAATTCTTTTTTTGATTGATATGGGTTTGGGTTTTTCAACAAATCTAAAATCGGGTGTTTATCAATCAATTCACCATTTTTAAATAATTGAAAATTAATTTTAGATAGATTTTCAGCTATTAACTTAACGCATCTAAAAACAATAACGTTTTTTTCATAACCATCTTCTTGATAATCTTTTATTTTATAATCTTTAAAATCATAATTGTTAAAACTTAAAAGACCTGAGTTTTTTATAGCTCTTGTTTTTGACTTCTTCTCAAAAGAAAATAATTTATTAAACAATGTATTTCTCCATATTTTTTTCTATTTTATAACATACTAACAAATATTTCAGTATTTTTTTCAGATAAATGTGTTAAACCCCAAACAAGAGCATCTAATCTATCCGGGCTTGATTGTTTACTATCGCCTGTAAAACTCGTCATTTGCTCTTCTAATTCTGAAAATCTAGCCATATGAAAAACTTTATTCTGCTCATATAATGCAGAAATAGGCTCAGCCCGAATTATCTTCCCCCTTGTAGCTCTAACTTGTTTAAAATTAACATTATTGTCAATATTCCTGATATTCGATTCTATTAAATCGCCACCATTATTTACCTCGCCTATTATTACGTCAGCATTATATTTTCTATACAAATTAATTGCTACATTCGCCCACTCGCCCGGGCTATATGTTCCGCTTTTGTCATCTAAAATAATATAATTGTCAAGCGTGTCTTTAGCGCATACAACAATGCCCGTTTCATCACTGTTTTTATTATTTGAAACCGCTGGATCAATAGCTATAACAACTCGTTTATAATCACTAATTTTTCTATATTTTCTCGCTCGATCAAGCATTTCATACGACCATAGGGCACCTTCAATATCTTCTAAAATTTCTGCATATAACTCTTGTCTACCGATTCTTGTGTTCTCGTAACGATCAATTAATATATCTAATTGTTGTTTACTCAAATTTTCTTTATTGTCAAACGTAGACCCCTTATAGATATTTACGTCATCTCGTTTTAGAAGCTCTTTAATTAAAGATGTTGGCTGAGGCGTAGTTGTTATATTCAACTTTGTCTGTTCACCTAAACGTAAACAAAACATTAACATATCCCACGCTTCACGCTGATAACGCCAAGTAGCTAATTCATCAATCCAAGCTCTATGAAATTGCGCACCCCTTAATCTTGAAGGTTCATCAGCTGTAAAACCTTGAATTATTGATCCGTTTATTAACTTTATTTCTAATAGTGATTTATTATAATACTCGATAATTTCAGGCGGACATCTAGCTATAATACCCGATTCCCCATCAAACGCTGTTTTTCTAGTATCATTAGCAGTCGCACAAACAACGCCATAACGTATTTTTTCATTAGTCCAACAATCCCACCACAAATCTTCGACAGCCGTCCTCGTTTTTCCGAATCCTCTTCCAGCTAACCAAAGATTTACCGAATTATTGTTGTTTTTAGGTATTTGATTTTTTCGTGCAGTAGAAAGCCATTCGAGCCTAGAAAGTACCGCTATTTGATTCTCATGTGGAAGATTAGCTAAGTTTTTTTTGATTTCTTCAATATTCATTCAGAATATTATTCATCAATTAATTTCTGAGCTAAATTATTTATAGACTCATTTAATTTTGAATTTAATTCAACTTGATTAATATTAACATTACTATCTAATTCAACTTTTTCAACATATCCGCGATTTTTAGCCTTAGTTTTTAGAAAAAATATTGTTGATGTAGAATTTCCGGATTTTATTTGTTTATGCAACTCAGTTTCAGCGAAATCAATAGCTACATTCTCGATATCTTCAACACGTTTTTTATACTCTTCATCTTCACGAATCCACTTATAATGAGCTTGTCGTGTGATACCTATAATTTCACAAGCTTGAGTAACTACTCCTAAGGTAGTTTCTAGTGCCGCTATCATCGCATTTTTTTGAACTTGAGACATAAAACCTCTTTTTTTAGTGTAAACATAAGTTCTTTAATTATACGTACTCTAGAAATACGTATAAACTTTCTTATAGCTACATAAACAATAACAATATTAAAAATACAATGTCAATATAAAATAAAAATACAACATAAAATATCAATGTGTATAGTACCCGAAAATAGGGTATTATACAAACATAATAAAAAACAAGGGAGTAAATAAAATGATAAACTTAAATACAATATTTCCAGCATCGCATTTATATAATCAAGAAAAATATAAATACGCTACAGAGAAAGATTTTTATACTGATATTGCTAAAAATATAAGCGAAGATTATGAGTTAATGATTTCGAAATTAATATTAAAGAATATATTATTAGAAGAATATGAAGAAGATATATTTAAATCAGAATTGCCTTTATCAAAGAAATTAAAATTAACTAAAATAACGAAAATGGATGTTGAGCAAATTAATAGTATTTTAGAAGATGAATTTGAATTATTTGTTTCTAACGAAAAAGCAGATATGCAAGAAATATATTTCAATTCATACTGTTAATAAAGGAGAAAGTAAAATGCCAAAAATTTTAAGCGATTCACAAGTAAAAGAAAGAATAAAATTAATTATCAGGTTAAGAGCGCGAGTAAAGCCGATGAAATGGGCAGATGTAGCTAGAGAAATAGGTATCAACGAAAAAAGCCTGTATTTTTTCAGAGCTAGATATCTAAAGGAAACAATTTAAGGAGTAAAACAATGGATAGATTTTCAGGCAGTTTTAAAGATTTTTTAAATTTATTAAAAATTGGGTCACATAATACTTGCGACAAAAAAAATAATAAAAACAAAGATAATGCAACAAATAAAAATATAGATAATAACTGTAACAATATTCGAAATACAAACTATATTGAAGTAAATATTGATTTTATATATGAAAATCATTCAGTTAATTTTTCACTAAATTAAGACAATACAAATAATATGAAAAATTTATATATATATATATTATTATTTATTTATTTATTTATTACTAGCAATATTTTATGCACCACAAAAATAAATTTAAATGTAAAAATGTATTCTGGCATAGAAATCGGTAAAATTGAAAATGGAAATGGATTTATGAACTTAAAATACTTTGATATTGCAATTAAAAACAAAAAGTTTAAATCTGAATTTACACTAAATACTGGTTTTACATCAAATAGAAAATCATTATTAAAATACAATCATTTTATTAACACATTTAGAAACAAAACCACTTATTACATAACAAATAATTTAGGTATATTTTTCTCTACATCATTTTCAAATAAAATACAAGGTAGGAATAATTACGTATCATTTTTCACAGAAGATAACTATCAATCGATAGGCATTGATTTTATATTTATGTAATGACGTTTTTCAAGGTATTTAATAGCGGCCTTTAACTCATAAATACAAATCTTATCTTCTAGCTCCATATCATTTATAGCATCATCTAGTTCATCAATTGCATCTTTTGCTTTTTTGTACACATCTAAAAGTTCTGGAACTGCCACAATCGCTTTTTTATCTTCATAAACTGGCGGCTCTCCACAGCAATTCGTTGTCATGCTATCTTTAATTCCAAAGGGGTCGAATTCGACCGGTTTGGGGGATCGGGGTTATCACAAACATTGTTAATTATTAGTATTATCGCGCTCAGAAAGCATGGCATCGGAAACTCTATACGAAGCAATTGCGTAAGCTTCTTCTGAATGAACCCTTTTCCCGTCACTAAATAACTCAGTTGCTGGATTAGAAAGCATTCCTTTTAAAGCCATACCAGCAAACCAATCTCTTAATGTCATACATTCTGAATAAAATCCTGTATCAGGACTATTTGAACTTGTAAAAGCTTGTATCTCAGTATTTTTTTTAAGCATTTCTTTGTATTCTTCGATTTGAAGTTGTTGTTTAGCTATTAGTTGATCTTTGGTCATCTTCTCTCACACTCTTTCTGACAAGCTATACAAATCATCTTACCTTTTTTTGTTTTTTTCGTTTTTGCATCGCAACATTTTGAACTCATTTAAATACCTTTCTTATATAATTTAATTTTGACCATATCGAGCATATGTTCTAAATGGTTTCCAATGGAATTTTAAACTCATTTACATAACTCCATGAAAATCTCATCTTAGGATTCTTTTGATAGAAATTGTGGTAAGAATTTCCTTACATCATCAAAGTTTTTTACATAATTTCCCATATTTTTTCACTAATAACATTTGCTATTTCTGGTTCTATATCTTCGGATTCCGAAACCATTTTGTTAGCTAGTTGAGTTAAAATATGTACAACTTTCAATATATTTATATTTGTTAAAATCATTTAATCTAGTAATTTTATACTATTATTTTCTAGTAATTGTATATTTTTATCTTTATTATAAAACAAATAAAACTCCCATATTTTACGAACTTCTTTCAATGTAAAACTAAACTCTTTTGTAGTTTCAAAACGTAAATCACGCCCAATTTTTTTTAAAACTAAGGCAACGTCGTCATCTACAACAAAACCAGTGTATTGCTTTTTGAATCGTTCTAAAAAAGATTGAAATTTAATTTCTTTTTCGTCATCTTCACTTAAATTATATCTATTAGCATGTTTAATGATATTACTTGGTCTTGGCATATATTGACTATCATTATTTTTAACTAAATATCTAATTGATTTTACAACATTTTGTATTTCTTCATCAATCAAAAAATCTATATAAGATTTAAACATTTCTTTATCTTTGTTCAATGGATCTTTTTCATACGCTCTAAACATTGAATTTAATGCTGAGATCAATTCTTTACTCATATTTACCCTCTTTTCTGTAATTCATTAACAAACTCATATATCTCATTCACAGATTCTGTTTCGTATTGTTCGTTATTTTTTTTATTAACGATTTTATTGTAATTATTCTCACTGTACCTTAATAGCCAATTCCTAGAGGCCGCTACCCAGCTCTTCATTGGCTTTCCTGCAACTTTCCACCCGTTAGATTCATAATAGTTGAAAAATTGCTCTGACTGCAAAAATAAAGCCCTCTCATTAACATTTAGACTCTTAGAAAATGCATATTTAGATATTTCTTTAAAAATATCATTAATTTCAGGCTTAACAAACTTTTTCTTTTTATCGATACTTTCAAAAATATTAAATTGCTCATTTTTATCACTTTCTTTTTTAGATATTAATTTATTAATATCTTTTTTCTTTATATTATTATCATTCTTATCATTATTGTTTGTGCGCGCTATCGTTTCACTATCGTTTCGCCATCGTTTCGCTATCGTTTCGCTATCGTTTCTTGATTCTTGATATTTATCATAATTTACGCACGAAATTAACGTTCCTTTTCCGATCGCTATCGTTTCGATCATTGAATCATTTTGTAAAAATTTTATTGCACGTGTGATTGTCGATCTATGAATATTAATTTGCTCTGATAATTTACTAAGAGAAGTATAAAAAGACCCCCTTTTTATCAATGTTTTTTGATTATTGATAATGATACTCTTATCTTTATGATTACATCTAAGTAAAATCTGAATAAATACTAAAAAATATGATTGATTTGTCATTAAATGATGATCTAATAATGATCGATGAAGTTTTATATAACCCTCCATATTTACCCCCGTTTTTTAGAATATTCTCTTAGCCAATTCATTACCGAATCTAATTCAAAAAGATTTTTTCCGCCCATTCTAAAAACTGGCATACCGAATTTTATGAATTTGTAGATTGTTGTATTCTTGTATTTTATTTTTTTCTCTAATTCTTTTATTGTTAATAATTCCATTTTTTATACTCCTGTTTTAGTTATTAACAATACTATACAATAAACAATTGTGAATTACAATGTATTAATATAAATAAAAAACGGTTGACTTTTTTATTTATTACATATATTATAAATTCATTAAAAAACAAGGGAGTAAATATAATGAAAGAATTATTAAGAAAACTACAAAAGGTTCAATCAGAGTTAAAATCTAAAAAAAAGAGGTATAATTCATTTGGTGAATATAAATATAGATCATGTGAGGATATCCTAGAAGATGTCAAACCACTTCTTTTTGAAAATGGATTATTTATCTTAATTTCAGATGATATTGAATATTATCATGGTAGGCATTATGTTAAATCAACAATTAGTGTATATGATATTTCATCAAATACAGGTACTTTTTTAGAGGTACATGCATATGCAAGGGAGGAAGAATCAAAAAAAAAGATGGACGCAAGTCAAATAACTGGTTCAACGTCATCATATGCAAGAAAATACGCATTAAACGGCCTTTTTGCTATCGATGATGCAAAAGACAGTGATGCGACAAATAAACATGAAAATTACAAAAAAAAAGAAAAACAACATGTAAATGAAGATAAAAAAAGAGAATATCTAGAAAAAATGCAAAAATCTAATTCTATAGAAGAGTTAAAGGAATTATGGAGTAACGATATTCCGCAAGAATATCGAATAGAATTATCATATGAAAAAAATATATTAAAAGAAAAACTTGATAAAGAAGCGAAAAGCAAATAGGTGAAATTTTATGAAAGAATTAAACAAGTATAACTATATTATAGAAAAAGACACATTAACTATTTTTGATGAGGGGGAATTAAGATTAGATTCTATTTTAAATAAAAAAATAAAAAAATTAAACGCTCCTAATTCTGATGCGATTTATTGCCAAAATAACAATTTAACGGAATTAAACGCTCCTAATGCTAAAAGAATTTCTTGCTACAATAACAAATTAACAGAATTAAACGCCCCTAATGCTAAAGGAATTTTTTGTTGGAATAACAATTTAACAGAATTAAATGCCCCGAACGCTAAAGGAATTGATTGTTCTTATAACAATTTAACAGAATTAAATGCCCCTAATGCTAAAGTAATTTATTGTTCTTATAACAATTTAACAGAATTAAATGCCCCGAACGCTAAAGAAATTTATTGCTGGAATAACAAATTAACAGAATTAAACGCTACTAAGGCTGAGATAATTGATTGCCGTCATAACAAATTAACAGAATTAAACGCTACTAAGGCTGAGATAATTGATTGCCGTCATAACAAATTAACAGAATTAAACGCCCCTAATGCTAAAGTAATTTATTGTTCTTATAACAATTTAACAGAATTAAACGCACCTAATGTTGAAAGAATTTATTGCTGTAATAACAAATTAACAGAATTAAACGCCCCTAATGCCAAAAGAATTTATTGTTCTTATAATAAATTAACAGAATTAAACGCCCCTAATGCTAAAATAATTGATTGCCGTCATAACAAATTAACAGAATTAAACGCCCCTAATGCTGAAAGAATTTATTGTTACAATAACAATTTAACAGAATTAAACGTTCCGAATGCAGATTTAATTTATTGTTACAATAACAATTTAACAGAATTAAATGATACCAATACTAAGCTAGAATCTTGGTAACAATTTAACAATATAATGGTTGATAATAAATTATTATTATGTTAAATTATATATGAATTAAAACAAGGGAGTTATAAAAATGATAGTACATAAAATAGAGCAAAAAAGTGAAGAATGGAACGAGATTAGAAAAGGCAAGCTAACCGCCAGTAATTTTTCTAAAATATTAACAAAAACAGGCAAACTATCTTCACAATATATCGATGTTATCTATGAAAATTTAGCAGAGTTGCATACATGCCAAAGTGAATACCAGCCTACAAATTTTTATATGGAAAGGGGGTTAGAATTAGAAGAATACGCTATTTTAAACTATGAAAGTATATCAGGCGAAATAGTTGATAAAATTGGGTTTATTGAGTCTGAATGTGGTTTACTTGGGGTTTCACCCGACGGGTTGGTCGGTAAGGATGGTATTATTGAGGTTAAGTGTTTGATGCAAAAAAAACACATTGCTTTGTTACTTGGAGAATATAAAGAAATAGATACTTATATACCTCAGATGCAATTCCAGTTGTTTGTATCTAAAAGGAAATGGGTTGATTTTATTTCTTATAATCCCGATTTTATAGAGCCTGAAAAAAGAATATTTATAAAAAGGATATTTATTGATGAGGAATATCAGAAATTAATTTCAAAATCTATAGATCAATACAAAGAAAAATTTATTGAATTAAGTAATTTATTGGGTAAAAATAATATATTTTAAAATAGGAGTAATAAAAATGAATCAAGTAATTTTAATAGGTAATCTTACTCGCGATGTTGAGTGCAATGCTGTGAGTACAGGCGATTTAGTAGCCAAATTTTCTATAGCTGTAAATAGGGGGAAAGATCATGTTGACTTTATAAACTGCGAGGCATGGGGTAAATTAGCAGATAATCTAAATCAGTACTGTAAAAAGGGGTCAAAAATAGCGGTTATTGGATCGATTAGAGTAGATAATTATGAAAAAGATGGAGAAAAAAGAACATATTATAAAGTTAATTGTTTCTCTATTGAATTTTTAAGTAAAAAAGAATTAACAGACAATAAGATAGAATCTGATTTCTAATATGTGGACGGACAAGGGGGTGAACCGTCCACAAAAATAATTTAACATAATTATCGATAAAATAAAATAAGAGGGTAATAATGGTAGTGAATAAGATAAATAAATCAATTTTATCAGAAGCTTTGAGAATAACAGATGAAAGAATATTGACTTATGGTGATCCAGTGGAAAATTTGGAAAATATAGCTAAATTATGGAATACATATATAAAATCAAAAAAAATAAATTATGAAAATGATTTATGTATTATTACTAGCAAAGATGTGGCTATGATGATGGTTTTATTGAAAGTAGCACGAGAATTAAACTCAACTAATAAAGATAATTTAATAGATATAGCTGGATACTGTCGTTTAGCGTCTGTAATAGAGGGGTTTGAAAATATATAATGTTAAGTAATACACTCTTTAAATACGGTTATAATTATAGTAAAAAGAGCAAAAAAATTTCAGAGTTTCATAGCAATGTTTTTTCAGATAAAAAATGTAGTATTTATTCAATTAAGAAAATAAACTTTATCAATTTTCTGAAATTAAAAATAAATATTTTTTTTAATAAATAAGTTATATTTTTCTTATGAAACCGTCGAACTTTATAACTATTGATGAATTTAAAAAAATGTCCAAACAATATGATTTATCTAACCTTTTTTACGCTGAAATTAATCGTCATAAAAAAAATCTTTTATTTGGAATTGAGCGTGAATTTAGATTCCATAAAAAAAGAATGTGGCGCTTTGATTTAGCTTGGCCTGATTACAATGTGGCTGTTGAAATTGACGGTGGCCAATTTAAAAAATTTGGTGGACGGCATGCAAGAGACTCGGATAGAGAAAAGATGAATAATGCTGTGATTTTAGGTTGGGCAGTTCTAAGATTCTCTGGGGAGATGATAAAAAAAGACCCTGTTTTGTGCATAGATCAACTCAATACTTTAATTGAAAACAAAAAGTTAATGTACAAAAGTGATTGACAACGGATTGTTATTTTGTTAAATTATATATAAATTAAAACAAGGGAGTTTAAAAAAAATGATACCAAGAATTTACAATAACGGAGAACCGTTTTTAACAGGCATAGATTACAGTAAGAATAATACAAGCCATAATGTTACGCCAAAAATTAAAAAAACTAATCACTATAGTATGAATAATTTTACGGCAAACCCTATTATGCTAGCACGACAACACAAAGAAGCTGTAAAGACAATTATTTTATTTTTGTTGCTTGGAATTAGTTTTACATCGGGGTTTATAATCGGTAAAAAATGGAGTTAACGCATATGTGTAATACTAAATTTATAAAAAGAAAAGAATTAGCAAAACTATTAAATATAAACGCAATGACATTATGGAAATTAATCAAACGGGATAATGATTTCCCCGTAAATTATATAGGAAACAAAATACTATTTGATAAAAATCAAGTTTTAAATTATTTATCCAATAGATATGTTATTGAAGATTTTACAAACATAATAAGTTTAATAGACATAAAAGAATCGGCAAAAATATTAAGGGTCAGTGATACAGTAATGAGGCGGTTAGCAAAAGACGACATAGACCTGCAATATTTTAGAGTTGGTAGATTGTATAGGTTTTCTAAAGAAAACTTAATTAAATACGTTAATAATAAAATATACAGGAGTAGTAAAAATGGATAGTTTAGATAAAATTTTTGAAGGACAAAAAGAATTAAATAAAAAATTAGTGCCTTGGATTGAAGAAGATTTAAAAAAAATAGAGGGGAAAATTGATTGGATATTTAAGTTTAAACTTGCAATGGATCAAGAAATAGCGGAGATGTCAGATTGTTTACCTTGGAAGTGGTGGTCGAAAAACAAGCCAATCGATTACCAAAATTTAAAAGTTGAATTAGTTGATATTTTGTTTTTTTGGACATCTATCTGTTTATCGGCTGGATTTTCAGCAAAAGAAATGAGAGAAGCTTACTTTAAAAAGTTAATATTAAATCATAAAAGAGCTGATAACGGATACAAAGAAGGTACTTATAATAAATATGATAAAAACGGTTTAGAAGATAATCGTAGCATTTAAATCTAATATCAATAATTGATATGTTTAAGTGGTTTACAATGAATTGATTTTATGTTAAATTATATATAATAAAAACAAGGAGGAAAATAAAATGAAAGAATTAAGTCAACATAACTATATTATAGAAAAAGATACATTAACTATTTTTGATGATGGGGCATTAATATTAGATTCTATTTTAAATAAAAAAATAAAAAAATTAAACGCTCCTAAAGCTAAAGAAATTTATTGTAGTGACAACAACTTAACAGAATTAAACGCTCCTAATGCTAAAATAATTGATTGTTACAATAACAAATTAACAGAATTAAATGCACAGAACGCTAAAGAAATTTATTGTAGTTACAACAACTTAACAGAATTAAACGCTCATAAAGCTGAGATAATTTATTGTTACAATAACAAATTAACAGAATTAAATGCACAGAACGCTAAAGAAATTATTTGTAGTTACAACAACTTAACAGAATTAAACGCTCATAAAGCTGAGATAATTTATTGTTACAATAACAAATTAACAGAATTAAATGCTCCTAAAGCTGAAAGAATTATTTGCTATAGTAACAATTTAACAGAATTAAATGCTCCTAAAGCTGAAAGAATTATTTGCTATAGTAACAATTTAACAGAATTAAATGCTCCTAAAGCTGAAAGAATTAATTGTGAAAATAACAAATTAACAGAATTAAACGCTCCTAATGCTGAAAGAATTTATTTTTCTTATAACAACTTAACAGAATTAAACGCTCCTAAAGCTGAGATAATTTACTGCGCAAATAACAAATTAACAAAGTTAAATGCCCCGAATGCTAAAGAAATTTATTGTTTAGGTAATAAACTAGAAGAATTAAATGCACCAAACGCTGAAATAATAAAATAGTTTAAAAATAAAAAATAAAGGGTAAATATAAAATAACAATAAAACAAGGGGTAAAAATGATTATTCAAATAATAGAAATTCTAATTCTAATAACTCCATTAATTTTAATTATAAGTTTATTCGACAGCATAAAAGATGAATTGAAAAATAAAAATATTTGATAGTGCTTAGCTTGTGAGAAGAAAGCTTGATATATAAAGTTAAGAAGTATTTTAGATAAATGTTAAGTGAAGGCTAAGCACTATTTAGTTATAAAAACTATAACATATTTATAAATTATTTAAAAAATCATTTAATATTTTTTTGATATTTTCGTTATTGTTTTGTATGTCTAAATCTAAACGTTTTAGGTTGTCATTCATTTTATTTATAGATTCGATATAAGAATACTCATTTTCTGAGTATTTAATTGATAACTCTTCTATTCTGTCTTCTATATCTGATAATCTAATAGCGAATAAGTCAATAAAAACGTCTTCTTTTTTTTTAGATAATGATTGGTTATTTTTTATATCAGATACAGTATCATTGAAATATCGAATTAATTTAATGATATCTTCGGAATTCATTTACCAATATTTTCTATTTTTGTTTTCTGCTTCTCAACTTTTAAATTAACCTCGTTTATAGTTTCTCTCAGTTTAGAAAATTCAGAATGTATCATTTTTGTTTGATTATCTAAAGCGTTTTTGAAGCTGTTAATCATTTTATTGACAGACTCTTTTTTAACAAATTGTTCCCTCATTAATGAAATTTCGTATTTATGTTTTTCTTCTGTATTATTAATTTCATTTTTTAATTTAAAATGGCTAACAGCAAATAACAAAGTTATCGTTGTTAAAGCTGGGTTTTGCGATACATAACTAATTAAAAAATCCATATTAATCTCTTATTTTTTCAATTAATTGATCTATTTTTATTTTTCTCTGCTCTAAAACGATAATTATTTTTTTTTGTAAATCTTGCTTAATTTTCACTGGTAAAAATTTATCTATAAATCTATTGTCTATTTCTAATATTGCTTCATCGCACAGGGAATATAATTTTAAAATATATTGATCTGGCTTTGCTTTTGCGTAAACAATCTTATAAATTTGATAAAAAATAATACCTGCGCTAGCTCCAACAACACCGTTTAATGGATTTGTTAAAAATTCCATAATATTAATACCAAAAAATTCCATTTTTCTTACTCCTCAATTAATTCGATATGTGGAAGGTCTTCAAAATTATTCCAAAAACCTCCCCAATCAATTCTTATATCCAATTCCCTTGACGCTTTTAAAAATGCAAAAGCAACTTCTAGCATATATATTCGCTCATACGTCACCTTATCCTTATATGCAAAAAAATCTAATGCTTTTCCGTATTGATGTTTACTTTTTTTAATCGTGCCGTCGCACTGGCTTTTATCTTTTAAAAAAAGTTGATATTGCATATCTTCATCACGCAGACCTCCAGTATTCGGAATACCAAAATCAACTCTAGTATATTTTAACGCTAAATGAGCTAGTTTAACTAATCTATCATCTACACCTTCCATGTTTTTCAATGAATTTTTACTAAAATTAAAATTACTATGCACTAGTTATTGCCTCCCAACTACCTGTATAAACGTTTAATTTATTTGTAGTTGTATTATATATAACAATTCCTAAAGATGGGCTTGATATAGCGTTTCTTTGTGTAGTTGTCATATTCGGAAATCTAATACCTTTAGTAGTTGACTGTACATCTAATATAGCTGTTGATACTGGTGAATTAGTGCCGATCCCAACGTTAGAAGACGAGGCATTAACCCGCATAATTTCAGTTGGTGTTACAACTGCGTCTTTTGTTCTAGCTGAAGCTGAATTCCCTGAAAAAATAATGTCACCCGCAGAACTCCCAAAAGCAACCATCTCTATTGTAGCTATACCAATTGTACCCGTGTACGATGCTAAAATTTGCCCTGCTGTTTTATCCCCTTTAACGCCAGCCCCTAAAAACAGACTTCCGCTACCATATTCTGACCAAACAGTAGTATAGTGGTTCGTACCGGTTGGACCTCCCCAACAAATACCATACCCACCAGATGCATTGCCTAAATCAAGACGATCTTGTGGCGATGTCGAACTAACTCCAAAATTCCCCGAGCTATCAAATACAGCTTTTTGAGACCCACCCAGAGATATACCTAAGCTATCTGTACCTGCTCTATAAATACCTGTATTTGTATCACTAGAAAATGATAAACCAGGCGCACTTGCTGATCCGTCATCACATAGATGCTTTCCATCGGTAGTTAACCAAGATATCCAGTCTGAATCAGCTGTATTTCTAAACTTAAATAATGAGTTTGAAGTATCTGCCCATATCATATAAGGTGAAGTAGTTGACGGGGCAGAGGACCCGGAATTACTAGACAATATAGCGCTAAAAACATTATTTAGGTCAGTTCTTGTGTTAGGAAATGTTTGGTTTGCAATGTTATAATCGTGTTGAGTCATTACTGAATGCCTTTCTTAGATAAAAAATTATTAAATTTATTATTTATATTATTAAACTTTATTTTATCTGAATCAAATTTTTCATTATCATTTAATATATTATTTAATTCATTAATAATAATATTTATATCATTATAATTATAGTTTGATATCTCATTTTTTAGTATAGACAATATTTGTTGTTTAGCATTATCACTAATAGACTTATGATCTCTAATAAAAGCCGATATTCCATTATTATTTATTTTTTTGTCTATATCTTTTAAAAACTTCATCTCTTTATGGATGTTATCCATTAATTG